AAGAGTTCGCCAACAACTGTCGGTTTATACTTACTTGTAATTTCAAGAACAGAATTATCGAACCACTACATTCTCGGTGCGGTGTATATGAATTCAACACTGGTGACAAAAGTAAACTTTGTGGTCAGTTCATGAAACGATGTCAATACATCCTAGATCAGGAAGGTATCGGTTACGATAATAAACCACTTGCAGAACTAATCATGAAACACTATCCAGACTGGAGACGTGTGATTAATGAACTGCAAAGATATTCACTCTCAGGTCACATAGACGCAGGAGTGTTAGCCAATATCTCAGATAAAAATTATGATGATCTTTTTACTTTTCTTAAAACAAAAGATTTCAAAAAGATGCGTTCATGGGTTGCAAACAATATAGATACAGATGCGTCTGCTATATTCAGATCTATCTATGACCGCACGACTCAGAAGGTATCACCCTCATCGATACCACAATTAATTTTAATACTAGCAGACTACCAGTACAAAAATGCATTCGTTGCAGATCACGAACTCAACGTAGTCGCATGTCTTACAGAGGTTATGGCAAATGTCGAATTTACTTAGATTGTTTACCAAAGATGATTGTTCCCATTGTGACGCTATGAAAAATAAGTTAACCACTTGGGGTATACGTTTTGAGACTATCAACATTAGCGAAGATATAGAATCAAAATACTTTTTAAAAGAAAATGGACACAGAACAGTTCCACAACTTTATTTTGGAGATCATCATGTTAATCATGGTAATACCAAAGATTTCACTCACGCAGATCTTATGCGTGGTATGCGAGGTGCATACCCAATGCAGGACTCTGGTGTAGAGGACATGTCGTGAATCCATTTGAATATGTCAATGCAATAAACAATACTAAAAAAGATATTATGACAGATGATATCGCTGAGAGGGGTTACAACTCTTTCATGGTGAATAGATCTCTGTCATACTTTCAAGACACAGTATTGTATGCAAACGAAATGAATATCCACCACAACATAGATAACCGTCTACAATTCGATTTTCTTATAAATATGGTTAGGAAACGCAAACGATTCTCCAAGTGGGAAAAGGTTGCATCCGAAAGTGACGTGGAAGTTGTCAAGGAATATTATGGTTATAATAACGAGAAAGCCAGATCCGCCTTGTCCCTTCTCACAAGAGAACAGATAAATGAATTGAACAAGAAGGTTTATAAAGGTGGAAGAAAATAATATAGTAGAGTGGACACCTGCCTCTATGTTAGAGGTTACGTTAAACGAACCAGATGATTTTTTGAAGGTTAGAGAAACACTCACAAGAATTGGGGTAGCATCACGCAAGGACAAGAAACTATATCAGTCTTGTCATATCCTACACAAACAGGGAAGGTACTTCATAGTACACTTCAAAGAATTATTTCTTTTAGATGGAAAGAAATCTAATCTAGAAGAGAACGACATTGCTAGAAGGAATACTATAGCACAGTTAATGAGTGATTGGGGATTGATTAGCATGGATGTTAATGCAGAACCACTTGCTCCAATGAGACAAATTAAGATTATACCATTTAAAGAAAAAAACGATTGGGAACTATGTCCGAAATATAATATCGGATCAAAACAATAGGAAGAACAATGTTAAGGTTTACAAGTTTTCTGGAAGAAGGTGTCAACGATCCATCGATCTTTAAGGCAGTTTTTCTTGCAGGTGGGCCAGGCAGTGGTAAGTCATTCATGGTAGGTAAAACCGCATTGACTTCATTCGGTATGAAATTAATTAATAGTGATCCTGCTTTCGAAAGACAATTAGCGAAAGCAGGATTAAAAGCAACACCAGATGATATCTTTACTGATAAGGGTCAAGCAGCACGTAGAGTTGCAAAGACACTTACCGCAAAACAAATGGCACTTGCGGTAGACGGTAGACTTGGTTTAGTTATCGATGGTACAGGTAAAGACTACGAAAAAATATCAAGACAAGCAGCGAAACTCAAAGAGTTGGGTTACGAAATTGCAATGATATTTGTTAATACAGATTTAGAAACTGCAATCAACAGAGACCAAAAACGTGCGAGAACACTCGGCGCAAAAGAGGTGACTGGTATGTGGAAAGATGTTCAGAAGAACATTGGTAAGTTCCAGAAACTGTTTGGCAACATGATGGTGATTGTAGATAACTCAGATGGTGCAGACTATGAGTCTGGTTCAATGAGTGCATATAAGAAAATGAAAGCATGGGCGGCAAAGAAACCAACACGTCCTGCAGCGAAAAAATGGATTTCGTCACAACAAGGCGGAAAAAAGTGATCACTACCCCTTGACATTTGGGGTAAGAGATCTTATATATAATACAGGAATGCAGAATAATCTGGTTCCGTTATAATCTTGCTTGATCAGAAGGAGATATAGAAATGACAGGCTTACAAACATTATTCCCACGTTCATCTTTTGTTGGATTCGATCATTTATTTAATGAACTCGAATGGACTGCAAAACATGCAAACGATCACTACCCCCCACATAACATTATTAAGACAGGTGAAAGCGATTATCTGATCGAACTTGCTATTGCAGGGTTCTCACAAGATGAGATATCAGTAGAGGTCAAAGACCGTACACTTACTGTGACAGGGGAACACGTGTCCAAAGGTAGAGAGTTTATCCATCGTGGTATCTCTACTAAAAAATTCAAAAGGACATTCAGACTGTCTGAGCACGTAAATGTGCATGGAGCAGATATTCAGGATGGTATACTTGCAATCGAACTGAAGTATGTTATCCCAGAAGAAATGCGTCCTCGTAAAATTCAAATTGGAAAAACTTACGAGGGTAAAAATGACACAACACATACTAGCGATAAACAACTACTTACGGAATCCGATTGAAGGGTTCCTACAATTCTTAAAAAACTGGAATCGTGGTTATCAACAAAGAAAGGCGATAAAACGAACCATTAGAGAATTGCATCAATTATCCGATGCCGAACTAAACGACATTGGATTAGGTCGAGGAGACATTTACTCTGTAGCACATGGTGATCCACATCACAAGAAAAGTGCACAAGTCAACCACAACTTAGAGGGGTGGGTATAATGACAACAGCAGTAATGAACTACGTCTTTTCACCACTATCTGGCATCTGGGGTTCTATTACTAGAACTGCTGAGATTGTTGGATATTCAAGAGCAGCTGCAGAACTTGCACGTCATGGTTATCATGAAGAAGCAAAACGTTGCATGTTACAAGTTGCTGAGTTGAGACAAGCTGGAGAAAAATAATACAGCGATGGGGCGGGAAACCGCCCCACTGGTTATAGGAAGTAAAATGATAAAATCTGTTTTAAATAAAATTCCAAACTTTTGTTTAAGTCACTGGTTATTGAGAATACCTCTTGCGATTATATTTCTTCAACAGGGGTTTAGCAAACTACCGTTTAGCATCGAGGATGCGGAATCATGGGAATTACCATACTTAGTTTGGTGGTTTGTTGTGTATGGTGAAATAGGAGCTGGTATAGGATTACTGCTCAGTGGTATCATGGTTTCAAAAATAGCAGACACCCCAATATGGGATTTCTGGATTCAGGATCTAGGAGATTTACTGACAAGGTTCAGTGGTATTGTAATGTGCTGTATAATGACTGGAGTCATTTGGATAGGACAACCCTCTAGTCTTCTAGATGTTATATTATATGATAATCTACACGTACTCTTATGGGTAGGTGGATTATTCTTTGCGCTAAGAGGAAGTAGAACATAATGGCACATATGCGAACAGCAATGATAAATGCAACACGAGATCATGCGAAAGCACACGTAGAAAAGCATCGTATGAATGTAGAAGTTTACCTTACCAATCCTGTTGGGGTTGGTGAGCATTCAGATGTCATGGACGCTATCGAAAAAGAGTTAGAAGAAATGGCGAAATATCAAGATCATATAGATATGATTGATAAATACTTTAAAACATAAACACAGGAGACACACACATGGCAAATCCTTATCAAATTAGATATGACGTTCTTTCAATGGCGAAAGACATGATGGACAAACAGTATGAAATGCAATCACAACTTGCATGGAAAATGATGGAAATGGCGAAAGACAATCAGTCAGAAGCATTAGAAGCATGGAAGACATATGTTCCTAAAGCGATTACACCAGAAGAAATCAAAGCACAAGCAGATAAGTTATACGAGTTTGTCACAGACAAGAAGGAAACCTAATGAGTTTTGATTTTGATTTTACGGAAGA